GGTTTAGCAAAGTCCATACCTATACGTTGTGCACACGCCACAATTTGTCTAATTATGGGTGTGTTTCCGTCTGTCAGTTTGAGACCTATCAACTTTTGTTGCAACTTAGTTATAGCGTCTACACCTGATATATTAACAGTTAAATGTAACTTAGAAAGAGTTCTAGGTAAATCACAGATGCTGTTGGGACTTCCGCCCCATACATCTACTGTGTAATATCTAGCTAGGTAATTAACACCTACCGATCCAGCTTTAAATTCAACGGCTTCTATAACCTGACCAATATATGAACCGGCTTTAACAAGCATTTCACCGCCAATTAGATCTGATCTAACAGCAGAACTGATGGCGTCGTCTCCTCCAAATTGTCCAAGAGCATCATATGCTTCTTGTGGATCGACACCGGCTAAACGCCGCCCTAGATAATCTGAGAACTTCGTTCTAACAGAATTCAACACAGCAGTATCTAATGATCCGCTTGCTTGCTGAGATTCAATGTTATAACTAGTATCATACTTACCATAAGCTTTAATATTATACTGTTTATTGTACAATCTGATTCCTTCATCCACATCTTTATTCTGAAAACAATAACCTAATACCAACATGTCCAATTCCCTCAATATATATGACACATGCCCATCCATACGGTGGGAATCTGCGCATAATATACCAAGGGGTGATTTAAGACATATTGTAGCTACTGCATCAGCTATTTCAGTGGGGGTTTTTCCGAAACTGTACCATGGGCAATTAGCAATAATCCAATCACTAATCGCATAAATATAACAAGCATAATCGCGTTTAACAACACCATTAAGGGTAGTAATTAATCTAGGATCTTTAATATCCTGATATGGTTCCGCTTTCATAAAGACATCGGCTACGTCTTTCGAAACGCCCATTTTACCATCGGCTCTATCTAAAATAGATTTCTGACTAGGACGTTTCTGACGTTTGTAAACTTCTTCAATTTCTAATGGAAACAATTTTTGGTTCATCGTAGCAAACAACAAAACGACGAATTGCCTCATTTCAGTTTGGAGAAATTTAGTCATGGCAGTTGTATTTTTCTCTGTCAAAGCTTTGGATTCTTTGAGTGGAATAACTATTCTACCGCTGATTGCTGCTAGTTCATTACTACGACAATTTGCAGGAACATAAGCAGCCGGAAACACTGGACTCATAAACGGCATCATTAATGGCTTAGACTCAGGACTAAAATCATCTTTCTTAGTAAGAAGTTGATAAACTCGCATTCCAGCAGAGGGTGGATACACAATACTAGGTTTAACAGGGGTTTTAGAACGACAAAAGTCCGTCAGAACAACAGCACTTTTCTTGTCATCTACCCAAGTTTGAACTGTAGCATTACCTATTGGAATACTCGCATTTTTAGCCACTGTAACCACAGATTCAACTGTTGTTATGGGGAGTGTTGAGACGTTGTACTCGCCTAATCTAGCTATACTTCTATTGATGCCTTCTTTGGTTTTCACGTCCAGTACGCAAAAATCTTTATCAACAACATCAAGATAAGATAATTTATCATTATTTAA